TGAAGAGATTAGAAGGATTAATAAAAGAAGAGAAGCACAGAATAAAATAACTAGAGAGAATATAGCACTTAAGAAAGAAGTAAATGCTATTGTAGAAGAACTTTCTAGAGAAAATATTAAGAAATCTGCAGAAACTGAACTTGAAGGTAACAGATTAGTAGCTCAAAGAATACTAGAGCAGGAGAGAGATGCGAATATTAAAAAAATAGAAGAAAGCAACTTAACTGAGCTAGAAAAATTCCAAGCTATAGAGAAAATTTCAAAAAAATGGAGAAGCGACTCTCTTAAAACAGATATGGATTATAACAAAGAGGTTAGGGCTATAAAGCAAGCAGCAGCAGATGAACTTGCAGCAATCACTAATGAAACTATGTTAAAAGGTATTGAAGATGAGAGAAAGAGAGGTGATGAAGAGTTAAGAATACAAGAAGAATTAGAGTTAAAATCAGTTGAAGGTAAAACGAATCAACTAGAGTTAGAAGCTGCAATTGAAGAGAAGTACAGGGTATTAAGAAAAGAGAAAAAAGATGCTGAAGCTGAAGAGGATAAAGCAAGAGCAGAAGCAGTAGCACAAAAGAAACAAGAAATATTAGCGAACGGACTTTCAGCTTTAGGTAGTATGTTGCAATTTCAGATGAATGATTTAGAGAAACAAAAAAAGAAAGAGATTAAGCTTGCAAAAAAACAAGGGAAAGATACAGAAGCAATAGAAAAGAAGTTTGAAAAGAAGAGAATAGAAATCGCTAAAAAGCAAAAAGCATTAAAGATTGGTATGGCGATAATAGATACATATCAATCAGCAATTAGTGCTTATAACTCAGCTATGCAGTTAGGACCTCCTGGCTTAGCACTAGCACCTCTTTCAGCTGCAGCTGCAATTGTAGCAGGATTAGCAAATGTTGCTATTATATCTCAGCAAGATGTAGGTGGTGGAAGTGGTGGAGGTGGTGGAGGTGGAGGAATTCCAGGTGGAGGTGGAGGAGGAGCAGAAAGACCATCAGAGCAATTTATGGGAGGAGGGTTTGAGTTAGGTACAATGGACACACCAGACCCTATAAAAGCGTTTGTTGTGACAGATGAAATGACCTCGAGCCAGAACCAGCTAGCAAATATTCGTAGAAGGTCTACGATATAAATATCAAATAAATAATAATTAAATCTATATATTAGTATGCCATGTAAAAAATGTGACTCAGGGAAAGTAAAGTGGGGTGAAAGGGGTGAATGTGAATATGACACTATTGAAGAGTGTGAGAAAGCAAATCCAGACCATCACTATGAAGAAATTAAGCCAACAAGAATTGTTGAGCTTGTAATTACAGATGAAAATCAAGACCTTGCAATTGATGCTATAAGCTTAGTAACAGCACCAGCAATTGAGCAAGACTTTGTTTATTTTAATAAATCTAAAAACAATTTAACTTTAGCTAAGGTTGATGAAGAGAAAAGGGTTGTAGTGTCACCAGCACTTATCCCTAACAAGAATATCTTCCGATATGATGCTCAGACAGATTCTGAGTACTATGTTTACTTTTCTCCTGAAACTGTTAGAAAGGCTAGTGAGTTATATTTGAAAAATAATAATCATCACAAAGCTACTTACCAGCATCAAGATAGAGTATCTGGTGTATTAACTGTGGAGAGTTGGATAAAAGAAGGTGATATGGATAAATCAAAACTTTATGGTTTTGACTTGCCGAATGGCACATGGTTTGTATCTATGAGAATCGACAATGACGAATTATGGACTAAGATAAAGGAGGGTGAACTAAAGGGCTTGAGTATTGAGGGCTACTTTACAGACCGTATGGAAAATATGTCAGAAAGAACACCTACAGATGCAGAAATCTTAGAAGCTCTAAATGAGATAATACAAGAAAATCAAACAAAGTAATAATTAATCTATATATTAAAAAAGAACCTATGGACATTAAAGAACAAATATTAGTAGCTCTAGGCTTAAACAAAGCTGAGGAGTCAATTAAACTAGAATGGCAATCAAAAGGAGAGGACGGTACAATTTATGTATCTACTGCAGAGGAGTTAGAAGCAGGCGTTGATATCTCAGTTTTAACAGAGGACGGAACGACAATACCTTTACCAGCTGGAACTTACAAGACTGACACAGGAGTATCTTTCAGAGTTGAAGAGGAAGGTGTTGTGGCTGAAGTTATTGAATCAGAAACGGAAGAAAAGGATACAGAAGAGGAAATGACTGAAGATGTAAATCTTGAGGAAAAAGAAGAGGATGATGATTATGAAGAGGAAGCTGATGTAGCTGATTGGAAAGGCATGGAAAAAAGAATCGAAAACTTAGAAATCGCTGTAGCTAAATTAAAAGAAGCTAAAGTAGGTGGAGATGATGAAGTTGAAGAAATGTCTGAAGAAACTGAAGAGCCTTCTACAAATCCTAAATCAATCAAAACTACAGAAGTAGTTGAATTTTCTGTAGAAGAGTTAAAAGCTGAAAATGAAAAATTGAAAGCTGAACTTGCAGCAACACCAGCTGATGAACCAATCAATACAAACAAATTTAGTTCAGAAAGACCTAGAATGTCTAAAGCAGCTTATGATAGATTATCTAAGCGTGAAAGGATATTAATGAACTTATAATAAATAACACCAAATAATAATTAAAAAATAAAATTATGGCATTTACAGTAACACAAGCTAACTTTAATGGTAAGGCGGCAGGATTCTACCTATCGGCAGCTCTTAAAGAAGCAAAATCTTTAGAATACTTAACAGTACTAGAGAATATTAAATACAAAGAAAACATCCAGAAGATGGCTGGCTCAGGCTTAGTTTTAGATAATTCATGCGACTTTTCAGATGCAGGAACTCTAGCCTTAACAGAAGCAGTTCTTGAACCTAAGTCTTTACAGATTAACCTTGATATTTGTAAGAATACACTTTTAACATCATGGAATGCCCTTGAAATGAGAGCAGGAAGAGATGCAGGCGCACCAGTATCTTTTGAGGATTATGTTATATCTTATATGGGAGAAATCATAGCAGATGCTACTGAGACTTCTATCTGGGGTGGAGTTACAGGTACTCCAGGACAATTTAATGGATTCACAGGATATCACTTATTACCAGGCACTGATGGTACAGTAGTTCAATCAGCAGCAGCAGGAGCTTATACAGCTACTAACATTGTAACTGAATTACAAAGATTAGTAACTGATATTTTAGGTGGTACAGCAGCAGATGTATTAGGGAAAGATGATTCATATATTTATATGAGTAGAAAAACATTCCAATTCTATATACAAAAAATGTCTACAGATGGATATTTAAACGCTTACAATATGCAAGGAGATTATGCTCCTTTATTCGAGGGAATAAAGATTGCAGTAGTACCTGGCATGGTTGATAATCAAATGGTATTCGCACAAAAATCAAATCTATTCTTCGGAACTGACCTTTTAAGTGACAGCACTAGAATAGGTATCATGGACATGAGTGCTATTGACGGAAGTGACAATTTAAGATTAGTTGCTCGTTATACTGCAGGAGTTGTTCAGGGTGTTGGAGCTGATATCGTAAGACAGTCATAAATAAATTAAATGATAGCAGGGGTGTAAAAACCTCTGCTTTCTTAACCTTTAAAAATAACAAGACATGGCATGTACAGCACTAACAAAAGGTAGAGGCTTAGACTGTAATCGAGTATCGGGAGGCGTTAAATACGTTTATTTCGGTGTTTATGATCAGTTCACATCACCAATCAATGGAACAGGAATAGCAGTTACAAGTGGAGAAGTAACAGATATTGAAATGGGAGCAGGGACAGGATTATATAGATATACAGTCCCTAGAGGTTCTACCACAGCAACAGAAACAATTACAGGGTCGGTAGAGAACGGCACAATTTTCTACACACCTACAGTATCAATGGTATTAAACAGACTAACTAAAGAGGATCAAAATCAAATTAAATTACTCGGCCAGACGCAAGTCGTGGTATTCTGTCAGTTAAATGCACAATTGGCAAACGGACACGATATAATTACTGCGATGGGGGTTGTTAATGGAATGTCCTTAAATGCAGGAACTATTGAAAGTGGCGCTGCTTTCGGCGACAGGAACGGATATACTCTTACATTTGACGGACTGGAAGCAGATCCATTCCCAATTGTAGCAGATTATACTACGAATCCATTTGACAATGCAGCGTTTACAAATGTATCAGTAACTACATCTTAATACAATTAGTAGTTTTTTTATATAGCTTGATGAGGGTGGTAAAGTTCGACTTTATATAGATTTATCTAGCGTTCATCATAAAGAAAGGGTAGCTTCGGCTACTCTTTTTTTTATATGCAAATAAAAACAGCTTTTTTCTATATATATGTATATGATACAAGCAACTACCGAAACAAATCTCATTACTTATCTTTGCACAGAAGATAATAGGATTGATACATCTGTAAGCTCTGATAAGATAAGACATTTAGTAAAGTTTATTAATGATATGGATAAATCTATACAATATGCTTATTCAACTGTTCATTTGATATATGATAGATACACTAAATTTGTTTTTGATTACAATGCTACTCCAGATGTTTATACTGGAAAAGTTAATTTTAAACCTTCTGGTTCTTGGAAATATGAAGTTTATGAGGTAAGCTGGACAGGAGCAGTAGCAATTAGTGCTGGAAATGCACCTGTTACTGAAACTGATGTTTTACCAGTAGGACCTACACATGGTGTAGTACAAGGTATTGTTACTAAAGGAAAGATGAATGTAACAGATAAATCTGGTACTGGGCAGGTGCAATATACACAACATCCAGAACCTAGTGGCACTAATTATATCTGGTACGGACAATAAAATAAAATTATGAAAGATAATATTTTAAATATCAATTTAGAAACAGAAACTGCTCCTGTAGTTACTGAAACAAGAGGCAAAGAGTGGATAAGTTATGGAACAGAACATTGGGCAAACTTATATCCACAATTCTTAATAGATTTATACTATAATTCATCTACTCAGGCTGCTATTATAAATGCTACCTCAGAAATGATTGCTGGTGAGGATTTAATAATTGAAGATGAAGATGAGAAGAATCTAGAAGCAAGAGTAAAACTACAGCACTTTATGGATAGAGCTAACAG